AGTTTTATTTGCGCCATTCCTCGAATGCTTGCCAGGCTGCCTCCCACCCTAGCGCCACGCACACAAACGCCCCCGCCGCTTGCGCGGCTTCAAGGTAGGCGAGCTGTTCCGGTTCAAAGCGCCCCTTGGTGTGGTCCTGTCGTTTCAGCTCGCAGACAAACGACGGCGCGCCAGGTATAACGATATCGGCAGCCCCTGGGCTCATGCCTTCCGCCTTGTGGCGCCGTGTCTGCTGGTGGCTGCGCTTGCCCTCATTGCGCGGATGCAGTGCCAGGCGCCCATACGTGTCTGGGTGTTCTCTGCGCAGCTTAGAGAAAAACGTCATCTGCTCNGCCGACTCGGGGGGGCAATCCCCCCGGTAATCCATGGCGCCGTAACATGGCAGCCAGTCCGGTATTTTCATGCGCTTGCCTCTGGTGGCGTGTCCACTGGGCGGTTGTGGGCGATGATGCGGTAGAACTTGCTTGACCTATCTTTAACAGCCGTCACGGTAACGGGCGGCGCTGCCTTGTCGATATGCTTCAAAAACGTATCAATATCCGGCGCCACCTTGCCACCATATACGGCGCGGCTCATTTCTGCCCATTCGCGCTTGGCGCGTGCGCTACGTGATTCTGGGTTGTACCAGATAGAGAAGCTGGCATAGTCCGTCACGTAGTCGGCCCTCAAGGTGCGGTTGCCTGCCTGGCTATGCCACTCCTTAACCTCCCAACTTCTCACCTCGTCCGTGCTGGGTGAATAGGGGTCTGCCTTGATCCGCTGGAATTCCAGGCGTAGCTTTTCGTTCGGGTCCACCAGCTCCGACTTGCAAGACTCGCAGTAGCGCGCGGCAATGTCGTTTTCATGCCCACACTCTGCGCACTCCTTGAGCGTCCAGCGATAGTCGCAGCGCTCATTGATCCCAAGCGAACGAATGATGGACTGCCCCCGGCACCGCCTGCCGAAGTGCGCAGGCATAGGCCCGTCGCCATCGTCTAGCTTTTCGTTATCCAGCGTCAGGAAGTAGCCGTCTACACTGACAGGCATCTTGTCAGGGTTGGGCCTGGCTGAAAACTCATTGATGTAGCTACATTCGGGGCACTCGGCTTCCAGGGTGCCACCTTCGCCGCTTTCATAAGATACGCGAACGTCTGGCTTGAACAGGTCATCCCGCAGCCCGTGGCGGTCTATGTTGTCGGCGTAGTCAAGCACCAGGCAGTCTTGCTTGCCTTCACTGAGGCGAAGCCCGCGCCCTATGATTTGTTGCAGCAGCCCCGGCGACTCGGTGGCCCGTAGCACAGCGATAACGTCCACATGGGGGGCGTCGAATCCGGTGGTCAAGACGGACACGTTGACGAGGTACTTTATCTTCCGCACCTTGAAGTCTCGGATGATAGCGTCTCGCTCGCTTTGCTTTGTGCTGCCTGTGACCAGTGCGTACCACCCTGGGGGCAAGCTGGCGCATACCTCCTGGGCGTGCTGCACAGTGGCGGCAAAGATCATCACGCCTTGGCGGGTCTTGCTGTGTTCGACAATATCCCAGACGATATCAGCGGTTTTNCTGCCGTGGCCTTCAAAGGCTTGCTCTACTGTTCGCTGGTCAAACTGCCCGTTTCTGGCAACTTCTAGCCCGCTGGTATCGTATGATGCCGCATGGTCTGGGTCAGCATGCGCAGGGGTTAAGAAGCCCATGTCGATCAATTCGCCTGCATGGATGCGGTATATGCAGCTATTGAAGTAGGGTTCGCGGGTCTGGCTTTCGTCTATCGCGCTTCCATCCACATCATAGGCATAGATGTAGCCGGTACCTGTGCGGTACGGCGTAGCGGTAAGACCCACGACCCGCAGCCGTGGGTTCTTGTTGCGCAAGTCGCCAATGATGGAGCGTATCGTGGGTGTGATCCCGTGGGCCTCGTCTACTATCACCGCCGCAAAGTCGCCAAACTTGTGCAGGTTGTTAAGCACCGTCCGTGGCGTGCCGAACACTACCTCGTGTGTCAGGCTCTTCCGGCCAGCGCTGGCGCTATAGATAGACGCCGGGTTGCCGGTGGCCAGGTACTTCTCGTGGTTCTGAACCACCAGCTCCTTGGATGGCGCCAGGCACAATACGCGCTTGCCGCTTTTGTTATTGATCCACTCGGCAATGGCCGCGACAATATGCGACTTGCCGGCGCCAGTGGCAAGGTCCATCACGCAGGGGTCAATACACCGCGTCATCCATGAGACGGCGGCATCAAATGCGGATTGTTGGTAGGGGCGGAGGGTCATCCCTGAACACTCCTTGTCAGCTTCCAGAATTCGGACGGCTTGCCCCGGTACGGCTCAAGGTCTGCATCCGGCGCCAGGTCTTTTAATGCCTTGGCGTATGACACGCTGCCTTGACGCTGAACCTTGGTCAGCTTGTGCCCGCAGACAAGGGCGTTGCGCTCGCCAGACAGTCGCACCAGGGCATCCATGATCTCCTTCTGCCGGTGCTTTGCTGCCTCCATGCTTTCGCCTAAATCGTGGTACTCCTCCACTAGCAGGCGCGCCCGGTTGTTGTTGATGGGCTTTAGCTTGGGTTCTAGGTGCTCGGGGTTGTCGAGTTCGGAAAGGTATAGGGCATAGAAAACAGCTAGGACAGGCTTTGTCTTTTCCCACCAGTCGGCGTCAAAAGCCACACGCTCTAGGCGGCTACCATGCGGCGCCCACTGGTAGAAGTCGCACCATGCGCGGCCTGTGCATACCATCTCAATCTGCATTTGCGCCCAGTAATGCGGCTGTTCCTCTGCGGTCTTGAACACGGGCGGGTTTTTTTCCCGCTGGCCGTATGGGCATTTGATCTCGACAAGACCTCTATCACCAACCAAGCCATCCGGTGAAGCGCCCAGCCATTCGATATCATGGTGGATGTGAAACCCGGTTTCTTCTACATGCAGGCCGGTCTCCATTTCATAGTCTTGTTGCGCGCCAGCTTCATTAAACGTCCCCCACTCGGTTGCGACGTTGCCTTGAAACTCGCGTTCGACACCATGATGCGTGCGCACCATTTCGCGCAGTACATCTTCCGGCGTCCGGTATGGATTCAGGCCAAGGATGGCGCCGACGTTGCTGCCGGTAATCCGGCCTTTGCGCTTTTCAAACCATTCTGCGGAGCGTTGCTGTTCCATTGGGTACCTCATTGGGCAGGATAAAAAGGGCGCCTGGTGGCGCCCTGTGTGGCTCAGAAGGGCAAGTCGCCATCCCCTTCGACGGGTGCCTCAGCCGGTGCGGGCTTTGGTTTCGCTGCGGTCGGCTGGGCGCCATTCTTGGGCGCCACTGCGCTTACCCAGTTACCCTTGCGCTCCTCGCCGTTGATCTCCAATTCCCACACTTGCAGCATCAAGACCATCGGCTTGTTAAGCAGGTGCTGCATCAAGTGGTGATCCTTGGGTTCCTCCTCGACTTGCAGCAGTCCGCCGCCTGCGTTGGTGGCGATAGCTGCCAGCATGCGCTTACCCTTGTCGGCCTTGCGCTTAAACTTCTCAGAATCGCCCTCGTCCCGCTTGTCGCCGCGAACGTAAAGCTTGTGGTAGATAACCCGCTTCTTGAACTCGCCATCCAGCACGCGCCACTTGAGGCTGATGTAGTCGTTGCCTTCATAGCCGTCCCACTTTGCCTCTTCAATAGCCGCGACTACCTGGGTGCCTGCGGGAATCGGCTCCATATCACCGCCGCCGGTTTCAAATGCGCCACCGGTTTGCTGGGCGTTGGAGTTGTCGCTAGTGTTCCAAAAGCTCATGGTCTAATCCTCTAGGGTTTGGGGTGTCGTGCGTTACGCCAGGGTGCTGACGAATTCGGTAAGCGGGTTGCTGCCTTCGGCAACGTGCAGGTCTTGCTTAATACCAAAGCGGTTTTTGCTAACGTGTGCCGCTGTGGTGTAGCAGGTCATGATGCGGGTGCCATCGCTGATCGCCTTCTTGCGGTCGCCGTCACCAGTGGTGAAGGTTTCCAGCTTCATGAAGCCTACGAGGTCCACATTGTCTACGTAGTGCTGCACGCTCTTCTTGTGCAGGCGAATGTCGTACCGGGTGTAGGGGTCTTGGTCGGGCAGTTCGATGGTGTTGGTTTCGCTGTGGGCGATAAACACCACGTGCATACCACGCTGCTCTCGGAGCATCCCGGCGGCCTTGCGGATACGAGCGTGCATTCCAGAAAGCACCTGATACCCGGCGCCGTACCCGCCCATCGCCTGAGCGATACTGGTCGGCTTCTTGGGGTCACTGGCGATGATGTGTTGAACAAAAAGCGTGTCTAGCTGGGTCACGGAGTCGATCACCAGCGTTTTATAATCGTGCTCTTCTTGCAGGAGTGCCTTGATTTGATCCCACACCTGCTGCTGGTCACTGACAACCGGGAAAGCGTCGGGGCGCTCGTCTGCCGGTACGGATTGCAGCCCATCCTCGGCACGGATGAAGATAGGTTTGGGGAATGTCGCCGCTAGTCGGGTCTTACCGGTACCGGCATCGCCGGACACGGTGCAGATGATAGGGGCGTCGGCGGGCTTGCTGATGCTGTCGAGTGTACTCATTGGTTCACCTCATTGGGTTTTGTCGGTGTGGTCTGTCTGTCCACGCCTCAAACTCTAGCAGCGTGGCGAACGGGCCGCAAGGTTTTTTTGCACTCATTGCCAAAAGGGGGCTACAATGCGGCATACCAAACAGGAGGCAGACCCATGACGACCCGAGAAATGCTCAAATTCATGAAGTCCCACGGCTACTCTCTACAGCTCATGTCATCACAAAGCGGTGTGGGCTACTTCAAGGTGTACCGGCACGCGACCCGCGATAGCGCGCTAAGCAGTGACGACAAGGCCGCGCTGTGGCGCTTCGGTCTTGCTCAGCCAGTGCTTGCCGACCATATCCACACCATCGCAGAGCGTGACAAGTGAACCAGTACGATTACATAGAAGCGGGGTTTCGGGTCTTTGGTTTGTACGGCGCCACCAGTGAGGGGCGCTGTGAGTGCGGCGACCCG